TGGGTGCCATCGGGCTGGATGTTCTCCCACCCACCCTTGTAGAACGGGTGAGTCATCGCCGGGACCAGGTTGGTCTGGTAGGTGGTCGGGATCACCGCACCACCCACCGTGCGCGCGTCCAGGTACGGCGGGAACAACGGGTCGGTGCGGATCACCGGGAACCGGGGCATCGCCTTCGCGTCCACCCCCGAGTTGCTGTACACGCTGACATGGAACTTCACCGGCAGCACGTTGCCGTTCTTGTCGTACGCCGCGATCTGGGTGGACCGGATGTTGCCGGCCTGGGACATCCGGATCGGGATCGCAGCCAGAGCGATCCCATCCCTCTTCATCGAGCTCCAGTTGTTCAGGGAGTTGGCCCGGTCGGTCTTGGTGAGCTCGATGTAGTACGGCTTCGACTTCGGGTTGGAGGGCGGCCACTGCTTGGTCCACTGTTCGTACGGGAAGGTCGCCGTCGAGGGCAGCTTCTCGACGAAGAACTCCTTCGCGGCAGTCGGGATGATCCCGGACCCCGCCTTGTAGGACCAGGGCAGCACCAGGTCCTGGATCGTGTTGGAGTACTTCCCCACCTGCAGCGCTCGCATCGGGGTCAGTGCGTCCCTGGTCCTGGCCTTCACCTCCTCCACGGTCAGCTGGTCGCGGTACTTCGTGTCGTAGGTCAGCTGCACGCTCAGTGCATCGAAGTCCGCAGAGACCTGGGTGACGTGCGCCAGCACACCCTCCTTGATCCCGAACAGCCCGTTCAGCCGGATCGTCTGCCCGCCTCGGATCATCAGTCGAGGCACCAGTGCGCCAGCCGAGGTACGGGGATCGGTGGTCAGAGTGATCGACCCGGTGATCCCAGGCTCAGCGAACCGCTGGTACTGACCCTGCGCGATCTTCATCGCGCTGAGCTCGTCCACCCCGTCCTGGAATCTCAGCAGGGTCTCCTTGGGCTTCACCCGCGGGTCGTAGCTGGGGTTGTTCTTCCTCGGGTACATCCGCGGGTTGTAGGAGAACGGCTCGAAGTAGGTGGTCTTCCCGTCCGGGGTGACCTGGATGTTGGAGAACGCGATCCCAGCCTCGTCCTGTCCGGTGCCGTAAATCACTCCGGCCCGCTGGGTGTAGTCCCGAGAGCCCTCCATCTGGACTCCTGGCGCACCCAGCGTGATCTCGATGATCGAGTCGTCCTGGCTGTCCGGGATCCGACGCAGGAACAGCTCAGGCCGGCGCTGTCCTCGGTTCCTGATGCTCCACTGGCTCCCGCCCTCCGCGAACATCACGGTGAGCAGGGACTGGACATGGCCAGTCAGCAGCGGCTCCCAGCTCCCGGTGCTTCGCGAGGTGAACCCGGTCCATCGCTGCCCGGTGGCCACACCCCAGGGCTTCAGCGCCACCAGGTAGCTCGGGTCCCCGAACGGAGGCACGGTCAGGGCCCAGTCCTCGGGGAACAGGATCCGGAACTTCCCCAGGTGCGCGGGGTGCTCGTCCTGGTCGAAGGCCTGGGCGATCAGGATCTCGTACGGGATCGGCTGCTTCGGGAAGGATGGCATCGCCAGGTAGTCATCCAGGCCGTAGAAGGCTCCCTTCAGATCCATCGAGAACGCGGAGTCCTGGCCGGACAGACTGAAGGAGTAGGCCGCGATGTACCCCTCCCAGCGCCAGTCGAAGTCGTAGCCGCCCACGTTCTGCCAGACGATGTCGACGTCGCTGTTCGGCACCAGCCAGTCCAGGTCTCCCTCGCCCGGCGTGTCGAAGACGGTGATCTGCGGGAAGGTCAGGCTGGCGGTCACCTCGGTGAACGGGTCCTGGGTGGAGACCGTGCCGATCTTGGTCGGGGCATCCCGGAACAAGGTGATCTCGCGCTGGTACCCACCAGGAGGCGTGGCGAAGATCCGGAAGAAGCCCATCGGCTGCTGCTCGGAGGGGTAGGCGGTCAGGGACTTCAACTGTCGCCTCCGTAGACGGTGCTCAGGGTGGTGATCTCAGCAACCACCTGGGCCTTGGTCAGCGGCTTCCCGTAGATGCTCAGGTCCATCAGCGCCATGTCCATGGTCGCCGAGTCCAGGAAGGGGCCGTTCCCGAGCCAGAAACGGGTGCTCAGCGGCTCAGGGGCTGCTCCTGCGGCCAGAGCCCGGGTCAACACCTTCGAGGGCCCTGAGGCGGCGTACAGCGTCGTCTGCGGTCTACCCACCACCATCGCCAGGTAGGTCAGCGCAGTGCTGTTCAGCCCGTTCCCGATCGCCACGCCCTTCTGGTCTGGCATCTCCTCGGTCCGCATCCAGACCGCCTGGTCCTTGACCGTGAACATCGACCAGGCCCCGGTGATCGAATCCGGGCCCCAGAGCGCGTTGTTGTCGACCGTGTCGTCGTTGCCGTAGATCGAGTTCGGGCTCAGCACCATCAGCACGGTGTAGCCACTCGTGCCGCCCATGAACAGGTCCAGGTTGATCCACATGTAGTCGCTGGTGTTGGAGTCGAAGTTCAGGGCGGTCATCGAGGTGAACCGCTCGTCCCCGACCGTGTACTCGTAGTCGGTGACCATGGTGGGCGCGTGGTCGACCGAGGTCAGCCAGGGCCCGGAGCTGCCCTGGATCGGGATCCACTGCAGCGTGACCTGGTCGTAGTAGGCGGTGTCAGCCACCCAGCGCATGTCCGCTCCTGTGACCAGGGCGGTCGGAGCATCCCGGTTCCCCACCAGGTCGCCCTCAGCCGAGACCAGGCACTCGATCCGGATGTCGCAGTCCGGGACCGGAACCGGCCAGCCCGCCAGGATCCGGTACTCGTCGACCTCGTACGCCGCGCTCTGCAGCGGGAACAGCCCACCCGGCACGTTCAGCAGCGCGGGTGGGATCCGCTGACCTCGCGCGCGTGCGGTGAGCTGGGCCTCGGTCTTCCCCGGCACCAGCGCGAGGGTGGCCATCAGGCCTCCTCAGCGAGGTAGAACGGCCCCAGGGACACGCTCAGATCACCCTCCGAGATCTCTACCTGGTCCCCGGTCGAGACCAGGAGCGGGTTCTCCAGGTCGCCCACCAGGAAGTTGTAGCCGTCCACCTGGGCGTTGCAGAGCGCCCAGAACCCGATCTGTCCCCAGTCTGCGGTGGCGGTCACGTACTGCGCCGGCAGCACGTTGTAGATCTCCTGGGGCTGGGAGTCGTTGGCCCAGTTCGCCAGGTCGTTGGGGATCTCGATCCGGGAGTAGTCATCGGAGTCCGGCTCGTCTAGCTCGCTCCCGGACATGTACGGATCCGGCGGAGTAGTCCGGACCAGGGCCAACCAGAACGAGGGTGGCGGAGTCGTTCCCTGAGTGAAGTAGGTGGTCAGGAGCTGGCTGGCACCCCAGACCGTGAGCCGGCCCGACATCAGATCCGCTCCGTCGTCACGTCCGGGTACCGGGGGATCGCGAACTCGGCCCTGGCCATCAACGAGTGGGTCCAGACCTGGCCCCGGCTCATCGTGGTGTCGGCCAGCTGGCAGCGCCAGTACTCCCGGTACTCATCGAAGGTCCACCTGATCCGGTAGTCGTACTGCTCGAACAGGTCGGTCAGTGTGAACAGGTTGTCGTTCATCTCGGTCTGGGACTGCCCGTACACCCAGACCCCGATCTGCTCCTGGACCATGTCCGGGACCGCGTGCACCAGGTAGTTGCCACCGAGGATCGGCGACTCCGCGACCACCTTCCGCCAGGTCTTCGCAGTGGAGTCCCGGGTGGTGTCCCCGGTGATCTTGTAGGTCTCGCCGTCGTTGACGTTGACCCAGCGGGTTCCGTAGCTGACCTCGACAGCCAGGTAGTCCAGTCCTGTCTTCGATGTCATGCAGCAGATCCTGTCAGGGATGGCCGGCTCAGAGCCATCACCCGCTGGCGAGCCTGCAGCTTGGCCAGCAGCTCGTTGGGGTCGTTCGCCTGGACCGTGATCGGTCCGGTGAAGTTGGTGCTCTTGTCGATCCGGGTGTTGTAGACGCTCACCCCACCACGCATCGGCGAGGAGCCCATCCCGATCCCACGCGCCTCCGCGCCATGCATGGCCATCGCCAGGAAGTTGGCCCCCTGGTCGTTCAGCGGGATGACGGCCTCCGGGCCACCCTCTCCGACTCCGATCGCACGCGGGCCGGTGAACACCCCGCCGTTCGCGAACCAGCTGTGGGTCTTGTTCGGGTTGACCCCCTCCAGGGACTCCGCGTAGCGCTTCCTGACCAGCTCGTTCATCACGTGGCTGATGTCTCCGGGGAACAGCGGGTGCACGCCCTGCATCGCTGCCGCAGCCGCCTCCGAGTGCGGGTAGCGGTGCTTCAGGATCGAGGCCAGCCGAGGAGTGGCTGCAGCCCCTGCCTGGTGTGCGTCCCGGACCGAGGCCAGGGCCGCGAACTGTCCCAGCATCCCGCGCAGGCCGGGGATCATCCCGGGGTTCGGGCCGTAGTCCAGACCACCCAGACCGTCCTGGCCGGCGTAGAAGGCCGCGATCTGACTCTGGTGCGCAGCGCCGGGGTCAAGCAGGGATACCGCGTGCACGTGCGCACCAGAGCCAGCCGTGGCTGCACCGGGGAAGTTACGGCCCCAGGCAGCGAACCCGACCCGACGCAGCCAGTACTGAGTCCGGAAGTTGCCTGGGGACTCGTCGACCACTCCAGGGCCCATGTGCGAGGAACCGGAGTAGGCGGTGTACGGCTGCCACGAGCCCTGCATCGTGGTCAGGTTCATCCGAGAGAGGTGCTCGGCCAGCAGCAGCTGGGCCTTGGTGATCTTCGAGACCGGCTCGCCGTCCATGTAGACCCGGGCGTCCGGGTTGACCAGACCACCATCTGCGTAGCCGCCGTGCTTGGCCGCGTGGTTCGCAGCGTTGATGTAGCCCTCGCCCATCGCCCGCGCCCACTCCGGGCGCATGATCGCCTCGCCTCCCGACAGCGGGACCATCGTGGTGTCCCTGCCTGGAGTCCAGCCGGGGACCACACCGCCGGACGCCATCCCGCCTACGGTGTGGCCTCCGGTTCCGTGCATCGACATGTCCTGGGTGCCACGGGTGTCCGGGGCCTGGTTGTTGGAGACGCTCTTCGGGACCTTGTACTTGAACCCGAAGATCGAGGCCAGGTCCTGCATGGTGGCGATCGCCTCGGCGCTGGTGCTGCCCTTCAGAGTCCGGAAGGACTTCAGGACTGCATCGGCCTGGGTCGCTGCGTGCCCAGTCAGCTTGTGGGTGGCCTGGACCAGGATCGACTCGAAGTTCCCGTCGATCTCCTTGCCGACGTTGGCCAGGTCCTGAGCGGAGCGCTGCATGGACAGCGCGTAGGCGTCGGCCTGACGACCCATCTGGGTGTCGTAGTCCTGGGCCTGCTGGTCCATCACGATGTTGAACTCCTTGCGCTGCCGGTGCAGGGCGCGCAGGAAGTCCTCGTGACCGAGCTCCATCTGGCGTGTGAAGTCCTGTCGGGACCGTGCCAGCTGGAGTCGGTGCGACCGCTGTGTCTCGCTCCAGTCCAGAGACGAGGGGTCCTGCAGCAGGTTCTTGGCAGCGCCCTCTCGCAGGCTGCCGGCCACCCGGTTGAACTGCTTGATCACCCGCGGCGTGGCCTCGGTCAGGAACCTGGCCAGCTGCTGCTGGTTGGCCGGGTCCGTGAACTTCATCTGCTGGATCATGGCGTCCGAGGCACCCATGCCCCGGAGCTTGTTCAGGTCCGACTCCTGCTGACGCATCCGCTGGAGCTGGTCAGCGGCGTTGCTCAGGATC